GTCAGGGATTTACACAATTCCTGGTCAAATGCTCATGGCTTGTCGACGCTTACGAACATATGTTCGGTAACGTCTTAGCCCTTGAGAAAGGAGACGGATGATCCGGTCGGATTTCCGTTCCGAAAAGAAGACGTCCATTTTATGGACTTCCTCAGCTAGGAATAGAACTTCGACAATGTCAAATTCGTCTCGATGAAGAGTATTGATCTAACGACCATATTCAGCATCTGAGTAACGATTTTCGACACTTTCCGCCTGTATATATGCAGGTGGAACTGATCCATAGTGGACCTTCTCTAGAACGGGCTCGAATCTCTCGAAAGAGGTTTCTGTCCGCATCAGATTTGTCCTAATAATAGTCTTATCGATGAACACGAATGTCCACCATCTGACTATATCAGTACTTATCTGACTTAGAGGTCGGGTACAGGAGGTGTCCTACCCCTACCAATCCATAATGGGTTGGGTTAGGGCTGGGGCCTTTCCTTTTCTCGACAACAGGGCGTTGATAAGAAGGTAGATTGGTCGCATGGAGCTATAGGCATATTTGCCTAGTTTCTAGTGACTCATCAAACCCCGAATCATCTTCCTGCTCAAGGTTAGATCATTAACAGATCGAAGGATCCATTCAGCAATGAAAGGACCCTAGACTGCTAGAGGATCTGCCACGGTGAATAGCTGGGTCCAAGGAATGTGAGACACTTCAGTACCTTTGTACCAAAATCTCTTAGCAAACTCGAAAGAGTGCTCTGAGATCTAAGTCTTCTGGACTGAGATCTTACACCCGAGGACCGTAGTTATTATCCGTTCGTACTCTCGTGCCACGGCTTTATCGCATATAACGATATCGTCGCCCAATAGAATGTACTTGTCAAAGGCAAAATGTTTATAAACATTATGTCCAGCGACTCGAACAACCTAATGGTGGCACAACGCGAAGACAGCCCATGAGGTGTAAGCACCCATAGGCTGTCCGGCTCCAAAGTATATTTCAGTCCCTTTCTGCCATGAAGGCGCAAAGGGGTGACCTACAAGGAGACGCGTCCAGACCAAACCTAGCTTCTCTCCTATCAAGTGAGAGACGATTTCCTTCTGGAATTCCATTGGAAATCTGTCTGTTGCTTGAGAAAGATCGAAACTATAGTAAGGTCCGGAGAGCCGAGAGGTATCGAAGCCTATTTGATCCATGGTCCTATCCGTCTCACCAAACCAGACCGCAAGTTTCTTAATTAGAAACGAGTGGAATGGCTTGAGAGCCGTTTGGGTCCAGTAATCGAATATAGCGACGATCCTCGTCTTTCCTGCTGGGTCTCTGACCAAGGACTATCGTCTGATAGAGGTAGATTCCGAGACATGCATTTCTTTTGGAAATACAGATCTGTAATCAACCCCTTCTTCAATACCCTTAATAAGATTCCTAATCCTCAGTCCAATCCCCGGCCATTCAATGACGTCTGGTTCAATGTCGGTTCTAAACCGATCTCTTGTAACCTCGACCAATGATGACCAAAGTGATTGGCAGTAGAGGCCGGCTTTAGAGGTCATGTGAAACTCTTTGAAGGTTATCTTTTCAATTGGAACTTCAATTCCAAGCGTCTTGATCGCCTCCTTAGACTTTTTCACTAGATTCTGGTACGAACCACGATCGGGATCCATAGTTGATTTATCAACCAATGGAGCCAAATCAGGTTCAGGCCAGAAGTCGCAAAAATGGTCATACTGCAGTGCAGTGAGACACTCTTGCAACGCCTCTGGGCGTCCTTCTCGAATTCGAGGAATCTAGTCACCAAGGATGGTAGGAATACCATCTTTAGTCTACTTGACTCCAAGACCTTGAGTTGGACCCACCGGGGTTCCCGCGGCATAGCGCATCAAACACAAACGAACAGTCTTAATATAGGTAAGGGTGGATTTCCATCCGTTTTCCTTTATTATCTAATCCTACTTCGTTATAATTTGGGAAGCGCAACTAAGTTTAAGCATTGTCAAAAAATGACACGCTTTTTCTTTATTTGTAATTTTCATTTTATTTAATTTGTTGTTTGGACACTCTAGTAAGTCGAGTTAGGAAACTAATTTAGGCATACAGAGCGCTAGTTTAACTAGGCACTATATATCCACAAGATACGCGAAAGAACCTCAAACCACAGTTAAGAAATTAACCGTGCTACCTGCTAACCTAATAGTGATGAAAATTCACTTTAGGGGTTAGAGAGTAATCTCTAACCGGGGTCGCAGGTAGAATGTCTCGG